AAATATCATTGCGTTATTAAATAGGTTGAAAGAATATCATTCAGAAGAACATATAGTAAATAATATGCTTTATGCAATAGAAATGATGGAAGATAATCATAAAGAAATATGTGAAAGATTGGGAGTACCAGTGGATCATCCACATTATGTTTGTCATAATGCACTGACCTATGATTATAGTTTTGGTAAACCTGTTGGTGTGGAGGCCTTTTTTACCAGTTAATGAACTGGCACAGTCTCCTTCCAATAGGTTGACGGCAGTGTTATAATATATTCAGTTACAAAGCATTAATGCCATTACGACCACACCAAAAGGATGCTCTGGACGCTATGGCAAAATACCCTAAAGGTCAGGTAATAGTACCTACAGGGGGTGGTAAGACCATGTGTATGATAGAGGATGCCAAGAGAGTATTCCGTACACAAGAGGTTGCAACCATTGTTGTAGTTGCTCCACGTATCCTATTAGCAGAGCAACTATGTTCTGAGTTTATGGAACAGATTGATGATGTTCATGTATTGCATGTTCATAGTGGTGAGACTGAATATAATTCTACAACAAAGGTAGATCAGATAAGACTTCATAACTTCATGTGTTATGAAACAGATTCTCATCAAATCATCTTTACAACATATCATTCACTACATAGAATACAAGAGAGTGATATTGTAGTTGATGTAGTTTACTTTGATGAGGCTCACAATAGTGTTCAACGAAACTTTTTCCCTGCTGTGGAACATCTTGCAACTCTGGTTGCTGACAGGTGCTTTTTCTTTACTGCTACTCCTAAGCACAGCCTTACTCCTTTCAAAGCTGGAATGAATGATAGTGATGTATATGGTCAAGTAATATGCCAAGTACCAGCACCCAAGTTGGTAGAGCAAGGTTACATTCTACCACCAAAAGTAGAAGTATATGAGTCACGTTTGTTAGATAAGCATGAGTTGGTTGCTGATAAGGATTGTGAGCAGATGATAGATTCTATTGATAATTTAAAGAAGGATAAGGTATTGATATGTGCTAAGTCTACTAAGCAGATTGTAAACTTAACATCACAGACTGACTTCTGTGTTCAGTTAAGAGAACGTGGTTATAACTGGATGTATATTACTGCTAAGACTGGTGCATTTATCAATGGTAAGAAGGTAGGTAGAGATAAGTTCTTTGAGGTATTGAATGAGTGGGGTAAGGATAATTATACTAAGTTTGTAGTTCTACATCATAGTATATTATCTGAGGGTATCAATGTAAATGGACTTGAGGCAGTATTGTTCTTACGTTCTATGGATTATATTGGTATCAGTCAAACAATCGGTAGAGTGATCCGCAAGGGGGCAACTGATAAAGCATACGGTTTAGTTTGTGTTCCAGTTTACTCTAAGGTGGGTGTATCTACTGCACGTAAAGTAGAGGCCGTTGTTGATACTATTTTCAACAAGGGTGAAGCAGCAACATCAGTGGTAACAAAATGAGTAAAGAGATTCCTACAAAAGAATACATGCAAGATGGGTGGGATAGTGGCCCTATTGGTTGCCACCCATACAAGAGAGGTTCACGTCATAATAAGATTGGGATGTGGATTATGTGGATATTCTATGGTATAATTCTTATACAGGTAATACATGCTATGATAGTATTACCCTTCTTTCCTATTCCTTTTGCAATACTATTAGGATTAGGTTTCATAGTCTATGTGGCATGGAGGGCAACATGATAGGACAGTTTCAATGGATAAATGGGTATCAGGATAAGAACTCAAATCCTGTATATAAACATGCTAAGAATCCTGACAAGTGGGATGTAAAATGTAGTAGGTTAATCATGTCATGTTATGGTGATGATGGTGCAATAGACATTAGACTCATGGATACTGATAATGATTTTCAACATCAAATAAACATTACTGTCGATGATGATGGTAAGTTACAAGCAATAGTATCGGAACAAACTAAATGAAGGATACTATTCTATATGGAGATTGTAGAGAGACTCTATGTGGATTTCTACCACAGAGTGCAAGGATGTGTGTTACATCTCCACCATACTACGGTCTAAGAGACTATGGTGGAGAAGATTCACAGATAGGACAGGAACAAACACCAGAAGAATTTATTGAACAGTTAGTAAACGTATTCAAGGAGGTTCGCAATGTGCTTACAGATGATGGAACTTGTTGGGTTAATATTGGGGATAGTTACTATAACTACAGGCCAGGTAGAGGACAAGGATTGGTTAAACAAACAGTCTCAAATAATAAACAAGACTTACCAGATATGTGTCCTCGTAGAGGAAATAGACTCGAAGGACTCAAAGAAAAAGACCTCATTGGAATCCCATGGATGTTCGCATTTGCAATGCGAGCAGATGGATGGTATTTGAGACAGGATATAATATGGCATAAACCTAATCCAATGCCTGAGAGTGTGAGAGATAGATGTACCAAGGCACATGAGTATATCTTCTTGTTTAGTAAGAATAAGAAATACTTCTATGATAATGAAGCAATAAAGGAACCTGCAAAGGACTGGGGAACCAGAGATAGAACTAATGGTAAGTATCATAATGAAGGATCAGGACTACAACCACATTCGGGGTTGACTAAGAGTTATGAGAAGAAGAATAAGAGAAGTGTATGGTCAGTAACAAAGAAACCATACAAGGGAGCTCACTTTGCTGTATTCCCACCCGACTTGATTGAACCATGTATATTGGCTGGTAGTGAGAAGGGTGATACAATATTAGATCCATTCATGGGCTCAGGGACAACTGCTATGGTGGCAAAGAAATTAGATAGGCATTACATAGGTTGCGAACTACATGAGAACTATGGTAATCTAATAGAGGAGAGAGTCTTACCCTATGAGAATAGATTAGAGAAGTTTTATGAAGACAGTTGAAAGGCATAGTTATGATGGTAGTAAGATAATAAAGACAAGAACACTTGTCTTTGAACCTTATAATTTTAGTGAATTGAATATGTGTCTGGTAACAGGACTCATACAAAAGAACCTTAAACCTGATTTGTTGAAGCGTAAGAGGTTGAAGTTTAGAGATGAGACTAACAAGTATTATGGTCACTGTTATCATGCTACACAGGCATTATATTATGTGATGGATACTGACCAGTTAATTCCTATGAGTGGTGAAGATTATAGAGGAGAGAAGCACTGGTGGTTACAAAATAAAGATAACATATATGATTGTACTGCCGAGCAATACTGGACGGTTGGTAAATTGCCACCCTATCACGTGGGTAAGAAATCTAAGTGGTATGGATGGAAGCAAAGACCCCAACAGGTATCATTGGATCTAATGGTCAAGGTGTTGACAGATCGTTTAATAAGGGATATAATAGAAGAGTTCTAAGGTTGCTGAACGCATGACCACATCATTCAATGAAACTATATTAGGTTTCAATCCAATATCAAATGATATTGAAGTATTTGAGGAAAATATTACTCCACAAATAGCTCAGTATATTCTTATTCATCATAATAAGGATAATAGGAAAATAACCAACTCTCAAGTTAATAAGATTGCTAAGAGTATTCGTACAGATGGATGGTTGAAAGATGGTCAACCACTTACATTTAATAAAGAAGGTAATATTACAGAAGGACAACATAGACTTCATGCAATAGTAAGTGAGGATGTTACTGTCCCTATGATTGTTGTATTAGGTGTAGATTTAGATTGTTTTACTAATGTAGCTCCCCCTAAACCACGTAAACCAGAGGATGAGATTCAAAGAAAGGATAAATCTGCCAAACCAGCCGAAATTAGTTCTTTAAGACAACTTCTAAAGCGTAGACAGGGAGTTCAACTGTCTATGAAAAATGCTATAGTTCAATGGAACTATTGGAAGAAAGATGTTCGTTCAGGTCTTGATCTTGTGGATGGATTCTTTGATGAAGTATCACAGTTTGATCCTTGGAAGAGAACATTTGCAGCGTGGGCGGCACTTATGATTTCTATTGGAGAAGGTGAGGGTGCTGAAAATCTTTTAGATTTAATTTCTGATAAGATTTTAAGAGATCCACCACACTCTACATTAGCTGGAGATTTTTTGGAGTTCTTAAATACTGATATGTTTGTTTTTGGCAACAATGCAGGTAGAACAGATGTAATATACAATCTATTATGTGTTGCATCTGATCGTATATTGAAGAGACCAAATGGTGAAATACAATTAAATATAACACCAGAGAAGTTAAATCATACCAGTTTGAAGAAATCAGGAGTTTATAGGAAATTCTTAGATGACCCTCAGAATTTAGTAGATGCTGTCTATTTTAATACAGAGGTTTAGTCACATTAACAAGTGTCACAAGAGGGGTCGCCAAGACCCCTTTTTTAGTATATAATATATACATACCAAAAGAGGAATCTCCCATGCGTTGTGAAGTCAAACTTTTAGTTGCTGGTCGTCTTTTCTATGAAGAAGTAGAAGCAAGAGACTATTCGGATGCTAGGCAGACAGCCCTCGCAAGAAATCCAAAAGCAACAGTGGTTAGTGTAAATGCCAAATTTTAAAGAAGAATTACTTAAACTATTGAAAGAGGATGCTTACCGTAAAGGTGAGTATTCTCTTTCTTCTGGTAGAACAAGTGAGCATTATGTGAACTGTAAACCAGTTACATTAAGTTCAAGAGGTCTTATTCTCTCCAGTATATTATTAACAGAACACGTAGACAAGGACAGTGTGGCAGTTGGTGGATTGACACTTGGTGCTGACCCCTTAGTGAGTGGTATTGCTGTTGTGGCAGCGACAGAAGGATTGAAGTTAGATGCCCTTATTGTGCGTAAGGAGGCAAAAGGACATGGTACAGGAGCATACATTGAAGGGCCAACTTTAAAGGAAGGTGCTAATGTAACTGTTCTTGAAGATGTGATTACCACTGGCGGTTCAGCAATTCAGGCAGTTAAAAGACTACGTGATGCTGGTTATGTGGTTAATCGTGTTGCTGCTATTGTAGATAGACAAGAGAATGGTGAAGCTGATACTGCTATGAAGTTAGCAGGGTTGGAACTGGTAAGTATATTCACATTGGATGATATTATCAATGCCAAGAATGAATAATGAAACTAAACTTGTCTTTGCTCTTGAGCATGTAGCACACCTTGAAGATTTGATTGTGGATAATGAGTATGAAACATACTTATCACAAAGTCTCTCAACCATGAAGTATGAACTTATCAGGCAACTTGACAATGAGCAACACAGAAAGAAAACCAAGACAGACTAACTATCAAACATTCTATAAGGATGCTATTGATAAGAAGAAAGGTTATGTTACCAAGGACGGAACATGGGCAGCAGTTCCAATATTAGGTAGTAGACAGTTTGCTATTATTCATAATGGTGAGCGTGTTCATACATCAAGAAATTTTGACTTTGCCAAGTCATACATATTAAAAGAGAGAAGGAAACACAAATGAATGAAATTGAAAGATGGGATCGTGCCAGAACTCTAATGTTAGAGTCATTATATAAACCTGACCACCAATTAAGATCATGTGCTTTTAATCAAGAATGTAAAGATGAATTGTTGGAGATTAGAGATCAGGTGGTTGAAATGGTCAGAGAGATGGAGAATCCACATTCTCCACCAACTAAATTACCATTTGGTAAGAAGAATGACCACGTGGAACCCACAATTACCACCCCAGCTGGTGAGATTAGTGAAACTCTTATGAGTGGAACATTAGGAAATTATTATAATAGTGATAAGAAATGGAGATAGATGAATTAGAGGAAGAGAGATGTATAGATGATGATTATAATTTAATCAATCACTATTACAGAGCTAAAAGGTTGCATCCCAATATTCCTTTCTATCTCCAAGATGAGAGAGGTGAAACCTTTGAGTTTAAGTGGGATTTAATTTATCAGTACATAGGAAAACTAAATGGCAATTTATGATGATGTGAAGATTACTATCAACCTTAATGAGTTGGTAGAAGCAAGAGCAAAACTCCAAACTCAATATGGAGATTACTCAGATAAAATAGTCAAAGGTGAGTATCTTGATGGGAATGATATTGATAGAATAGCATCTAATTTGAGAGATACATTAACATGGGAGTCACTTTATCAAATGGTTGATGAAGCAGTATTAGAATACTTGGGTATAAAAGAAACTCATTATGGTGAGAGAACTATTGAAACTATTGAGATAACAAGAGAGAAGGAGTTTAAGAAAAACTTTAAGATGGTAAAACTTGAGTCACCCTCATGGACTATTGATGTACCAGTGAGGAAGAAATGACAACAGTTTCATTAGTCACAGGTGGATTTGACCCGTTACATAGTGGCCACATTGCTTACTTCAAGGCAGCAAAAGAGTTTGGTCATTCATTATGTGTTGGTGTCAACTCTGACGATTGGTTGACCAGAAAGAAGGGTAAACCCTTCATGAATATAGATGAAAGATTATCCATTATCAAGGAACTTAAATGTGTAGACCTTGCTATTGAGTTTAGAGATAAAGATGATAGTGCTTGTGATGCTATTGAGATGGCGTTGGAAGTATATGATAATGTGGTATTCTGTAATGGTGGTGATAGAGGAAGTGTGAATACTCCAGAGTATGAGAGATATAAAGATGACAAGAGACTAGAATTTAAGTGGGGTGTTGGTGGTAATGATAAGAAGAACAGTAGTTCATGGATACTAAAACAGTGGAATGAGAATAGTAATTATAAACCATCATATTATCAGTAGGCATAAATTTTTGTAAAATGTATCAGGAAATACAGACACAATTTGTCTAAATAATGATAGAATTAGGGATAACAAGATGATCTAAATCTCTTCGTTATTGTAGTTCATTCGAGGCAATTATGCACAACTTAATTTCATTTAATCAACTCGCTGGATCAAAACATATGGAATATGCAGATTCACAAGATGATTTACTCACAGAATACTACGAGTGTCTGATTGACTGTGACGACGACCAACATGTTTGTAAACGTATATGTAAGGAGGTTTTAATTTAAAAACAATTCAAGACGTTTATCTTAACAAACAAATGAT